AGTTCCTGTAGGCGATAAGGACAGATATGTAAACTGTCTCAGAGAAGCCCATGAGTCAGTAGATGTATGTCCGTTCTGTGCATCCAAAGACAAAGACATTTCAAAGGTATATGCTAAGATGTTTATACCTCTGTATAATGTCGATGCAGAAGAAGTGCAGATATGGGAGAGAGGTAAGTCATTTTTTAGACCGCTTTCAAGCTATTGTTCACGCAATCCTAAAGTTGTCAATGTTCTTACAGAAGTTGAGAGACTTGGTAAGAAAGGCGATACAAACACAACTTATCAGCTTATCAAGATTGAGAATACAGATGTTAAGCTGGAAGACTTTGAAGGAGATATTCCTGAAGTTATCGGTACGATTGTTAAGGATGTTACAGCAGACGATATGCAGTATTATCTTGACAAGGGAAGTTTTCCAGATGGTGAGAGCGTACCTGTAAGAAGGGAATCTCGCAGAGATAGTGTAAGTACAAGTTCATATGGTAGACGTACACCTTCAAACAGAAGGTCAGCAGAAGAGGAGTATTAAATGCAATCACTTTTTGATATTCCAGAGCGCAGTAATAAGACTGCCGATTCTGCTTTAATCAAAAAGTCTACTACAAAGAAGTCAGCTCCCGTTGCTACGAAAAGTAGTGGCGGGAGTATTGCTTCAAGAGTAACTACGATTAAAGCGGCGGTAGCAAAAGCACTTGGAAAATATGCAGATGAATATGAGATTATCAATACCAAAGAACGATTACAAGAATATATAGACCATGTAGTATCTAACGGTGTTGTAGCAATAGATACAGAGACAACAGGACTTGATCCACTTCAAGATGATATAGTTGGTATTAGTATGTACACTCCTGGTGAAAAATCTGTATATATACCTATTAATCATGTATCTTATGTAACAGGACTTCCAGCTAAAAATCAGATGAAGATAGATGATTTCTTTAGAGAGCAGTTTGAGCGTTTGTTAAATGTATATATAATAATGTTCAATGCTCCATTTGATATACGAGTAATATGGCATCATGTGGGTGTAAGATTGCATTGTAATTGGGATTGTTACTTAGGCGCTAGATGTTTGAACGATAATGAGCCGAGCAATAAGTTAAAGAAACTACATCAAAAGTATGTGTTACGTGGTGAAGAAGATGCGTTTAGTTTTGATGAGTTGTTTAAAGGTCTTAACTTTGCATATGTTCCTATAAGCACAGCTTATATTTATGCGGCGCATGACGCAATAATCACATTTGAGTATTATGAGTACCAGAAGAAGTATCTCAGACTTGACCATGAGAGACCAGATATGAGAGACATTGCATGGGTATTCTTTAATATAGAGATGCCGTGCATTGATGCTGTAGTAGACCTAGAAGATACAGGCATAGAGCTTGACATGGAATATAACAATAAGCTCAAGGAGAAGTATCATAAGATTCTTGACGAGAAGAAGGCAGAATTTGAAAAAGTCTGCTCTATGTATAGTGATGAGATAGATAACTATAGGGGCAAGATACGACTTGATAACCCTATAAGTATTGATTCTACACAACAACTTGCGGCATTGCTTTATGATATAGCAAAGATACCTCAGCAGATTGATAAGAAAACAAAGAAGCCTACTCGCAGTACAAGTGAGGAAGTTCTTAAAGCATTAAAGCACCCATTAGCAGATGCTATATTGGCGTACAGAGCTTATTCTACTATAGTGAGTACGTTCATTGATAAGTTACCTGAATGTGTCAATCCAAAAGATGGTAGAATACATTGTAAGTTTAATCAGTATGGTGCAGATACAGGAAGATTCAGTAGTAGCGATCCGAATATGCAGAATATCCCTAGCCACAATAAAGATATTCGTAAGATGTTCAAAGCTACAGATGGATATGTCATACTTTCCGCAGATTATAGTCAGCAAGAGATTAAAGGTATGGCGCAGATGTGTGGTGATGATGGTATGATAGAAGCATTCCGACAGGGAAAAGACTTCTATGCCGAGATTGCATCAGTAGCATTTGGGTATCCGTATGAAGAGTGCTTAGAGTTCAGACCAGATGGAACAACTAATCCTGCAGGTAAAGAGCGTAGAGCCCAAGCAAAGTCAATCTTGTTAGGTATAAATTATGGTAGAGGGGCTGCCAGTATTGCAGAGCAGATAGGCTGCACTAAAAAAGAAGCAGAGCGTATTAAAGATGATGTGTTTAATGGATTTCCTGCTATAGCTGAATTTGAGCGACAGAGTTTTGAAATGGCAGAGAGTTTAGGATATGTTACAACTCTGTGGGGAAGAAAGCGTAGATTCCCTGCTATGATGTTGCCTGATTATGAGTTTGATTGGACAGATAGTCACAAGAGCGGTGAAGATGATCCTCTGTCTTTTGGTGAAGAGCTTGACGAAGAAATTCCAGACTCTGTAGTAAATAAGTACGTCAACAAGTTAAACAGAGCGTGGAAGAAAGAGGATAAACTCAAAATCATCAATGACGCAAAGCATGAGGGCATACAGATAGTAGACAATCGTGGTAAGAAAGACTATACGAAGATAGTCAATGCTAGAATCCAAGGTACTGCCGCTGATATGACAAAACTCGCAATGATAGAGCTTAATAAAAATGAGCGTCTAAAAGAGCTAGGATTTAGAATGCTCGTTCCTATACATGATGAGATATTAGCTGAATGTCCTGTTGAGGACGTAGCAGAAGTAGTACCACTGTTCGCTAAGATAATGTCAGAAGCTCCGGGAGAAAGATTCGTTGTCCCTATCAGTTGTGATGTTGAAATAGCGTACAGATGGTATGGTGAGAAGTACACTATAAAAGATGGTGAGTTAGTTAAGTTGGAGGGGTGATATGAATCAGGAAGTATACACATGGTCATTACAATTACTTAGGGCAAATATCAAAGCTATGCTCTGTGCAGAATCTAAGGACTCTGTAGATTTTATTTATGATATGATAAAAACCGATTTAGCGGGTGTATATAATGCGAAACTAAAGGAGTTGAATAATGGCCAATAAATTCTGTGTATTCATAATATCACATGAGCGGTCTGATAGAGTTGAGACATATGATACCCTGCTCAGAGGAGGATACACAGGTGAAATCTACATCGTTATAGATAATGAGGATTCTCAGAAAACAAAGTATGTGGATAGATTTGGTAAGTTTACTATCGTATTCAATAAGCAATCATTCATAGATGCCTGCGATACTGTAGGAGAGTCCAGGAGAGCTTCTGCTACATATGCTCGTAATGCAGTAGAGTATTTTGCAAAAGAGCTTGGAGTAGACTCCTACGCAGTCATGGATGATGATATAGTAGCTCTGAGATATAAATATATTGAAGATGATAAAGTAAAATCTCTACCTGTAAATGGAGGACTTGATGAGGTCTTTAAGTTATATGCAGATTTTATTTTACAGCATGATATAGCTACAACATCATTTCAGACTGTAATGTTTTATGTTGGCGGAGTAGGCGATTTTAATAGCAGAGTTACTTCTGCAAGAGAGACATTCCAGATACACATACGCAATACTAAATTTCCTGTTGAGTGGCGAAGTGTAATCAATGAAGATATTATCACAGAGATAGAGACAGCACAGCGAGGCTATATATGGTGGTCACTACCTCACGTCATATATGACGCAGTAGCTATGAATGATAAATCAGGTGGTGTAAAAGAATCATACGATACAATCTCACAGTTTGACAGAGCATTTTTAGCTACAATAGTTAACCCAAGTTGTTGCAAACCTGGATATTCTCATGGTAAAATGCGTATCATACAGGATAGAAAGACAAGTTATCCGATGATTATAAGCTCGAGGTATAAGAAATGAAGTTCGCAATATTTATATGTTCACATGGAAGACCTGAATGCATAACAGTAAAAGCATTACGAGACGCAGGCTACACCGGGGATATATTCATAGTATTAGATGATGAAGATGAGACGCATTTTGAATATAATGTCCACGAAAATGAGAATACTCATATACTCACATTTGATAAAGAATGGTACGTGCAACATATGGATATAGGAGTATCTACAGTACGTGCTAAACGAAAGGTGATACTATACGCAAAACAAGCCTGTGAGGATTTTGCAAATGCAAATGATTTAGATGTATTTGGCATAGCAGATGATGATTTCTTAGGATTCAGATACAGATATGAAGAAGATGGAAGATTAAAGTCTGTCACAGTATCAGAGAATCTTGATGAGGTATTTAATTGCTATGCACAATTTCTTGTGCATAACTGGTTATGTATGACCTCTGTAGCAACTAATCAGATGTTTATGGGTGGAGCATTGACACCTGAAAAGATAAGTGAGTTTAGAGTACCATATTCATTTGTGTTTAGAAATACTCATATCCCATTCGAGTGGAAGTCAGAGTTGTTTGAAGATGTAATTTCAGCGACATTAAAAACTCAGCAGGGGTTCTTTATGATGCAAATGCCATTTATGCAACTTAATCTTAAACCATTATATGCTGGAGCTAATGGAGGAATGACAGACGCCTATCAGTCTGTAGATTTTATAAAGAAACTGTTTCCTGTTGTGCAATATTTACCAAGCTGTACAAAGATAGCTACCACAGCTAGTTCAGTATCATATAGGCTTATTAGAGATAATGCATTCCCTAAGCTACTTAGTGAAAAACATAAAAAATATGTTGAAAAGTAACAAAATATGTTATATAATGTTTATGTGCTTTGAATAGAAAGGAGAAAAAATGAATCAGTTGTTTGATGATGATACTGCTAAAGTGAATCCTATGGGGGGTGATAGGAAATATTCGAGAGCAGTTAGAGTGCCACAGTATGAGCCTAGTACAGATAAACCTGATATACATTCTCTGTATAATGTAGAGAAGTATAACAGACTCGTGGCGAGAATAAAGAAGTCCTCTGTATCAGAAGAAGAGAAGAAGTTTCTACTGTTTGCGGCAAGTAGACATATCGTGTTTACTTATAGCAGAATAGCAGACTATTACGCAAACTCTGAAAAGGAGATGCAGGAGCTTATGGAAGAGTCAGCTCTTGTAATTCTTGATATGGATGATGCAATAGCTAATGGATATGTAGCTCTTTCAGAGAAGATGCAACAACTTATTGATGAGGAGAAAGAGAGAGATGCCAAAGCTAGAGAGGCAGACAAGATTATGCGAGAGCAGATGGCATTAGCGGAGCAGAAGGAGCGTGAAGCGAAAGAGGCCAAGAAAGTAGCAAACAAAAAGAAGAAGAAAAAGGAAGAAGAGCTTGAAAACTTTATGGCTGAGCCTGAGGTAGATGATGAGCAAAATGATTGATGATTTCGCTGTGATGATATTATGTCACGGTAGAGCAGAGAACACTCCAACATGGACTACATTGAGAAAGTACGGATATACAGGTCGAATCATTGTAGTCTGTGATGATGAGGATAAAGACTTGCCTAATTATCAGAGAATCTATCCTGAAGTGCAAGTATTCTCAAAACAAGAAGTTCTGAGATACACAGATCCTATGGACAATAAGCATGATATGAGGTGTGCTGTATATGCAAGAAATGCCTGTTTTGACATTGCAGAAAAGCTCGGACTTAAATACTTCGCAGAGTTTGATGATGATTACACAAGTGTTCCATATAGATGGGAAGAAGATGGAGTTCTATACAGAAGTACCCTCGCAAATCTTGATGCTGTATTTGAAGCATATCTGGAGTTTTTGGAGACAAATGATAATATCTATTCAGTAGCATTCGGGCAGCCGGGAGATTTTATCGGGGGAGTTGGTAGTAGGCTACATCAACAAAAGTACAGAAGAAAATGTATGAACAGTTGGATATGTAAGACTGAAAGACGATTTACATTCAACGGTACAATGAACGATGACCACTTGACGTATTCATTAGAAGGAAGTCGTGGTAGACTGTTTCT